GGGCAGGGGAGCTGCACTGCACGTGCAGCCCCATTGCTGGAACTACACTATGCTCCCCCGGGATTGTAAATTTCGATCCCACCCGACCTTTAGTAGGGTCGGGTCCAACGGCGTTTTAGTGTGACGGTGCCGTACCGTACGGACCGCTCGAGATGATCTGCATCGCTCGCTAGCTCTTCCTCAGAGCTCTCAAGCAGCAACAGACTCTTGAGTAGGGCATTGTACCCGCCAATCTTGTCAGGTTGGCGCACTGGGCTGGGGCGCCAGGTCAATACTTCATCAACCTGGTACCTTTTACTTTTCCGCGTCAACTTAAAACGCGGGAAGTCAGCTGTGTGCTGAAAGGATACTTTACCCAGTCCTGCGCACGTCTCTTCTACTAAGGGCAACGGCCCAAGTAGACCTTCCACAGTTTTCATCATGTGGTCGGCGGTCTTCCAGTAACCTCGTCTATAGAAGAGGTTGGAAGTTTTGCACCAAGAGATTATCTCATGCGCGGACGTCCGTCTGTCTGTAGGACACGTATAACGAAGATAAGTAGGTGTAACCTCTTCTCCGTCGTACGCATCTAACCCACAGCTTTCTCTGAACTTTCCAGTCCAGAAAGATTTGCGGGTATTCACCTTACAATAGTACTTTTGCAGGTGATCACAGACAGCAGCTGCCGAATCTGCGGGAACAAGGATATCATCCCCGTAGACGTAGACGTCCCTAGACACCTTAATGATGTTTCGGAACGTCACAGGAAGGTTGTGTCTCACTAGTAGAGCCCCTACACATATAGTGTAGAAGTACATGGACTCTATAGGGAAACACAGAGCAGACCCCATCGACGCAAATTTCCTTAGGTCGAGTATTTGACCGTCAGGTAGTTGCGCCCTCCTCGAACGGCACGCAAAAGCAGCATCCCTGAAATCAGGGACACTACCAAGCATGTCGTACACTAGTGCCGCACTTACGCGGTCACTGGCAGACGAGAGGTCGACAGTAGCCAACCTCTGAGTCCGCGAGGAATCATTAGCAAGACGCCTATTGACTTGTTGGTCACGGAAATTTATGTGGCCACTTGTCAGTGGGTGTCTCTCCAGGGTATCAATTAAAGCCCTGGACAGAGCCTGTTGTGTGTATTGCATACACACAGGCTCAATGGCTATGATACGGGGGGTCTTCAGAGTCTTCGGAACGGTGACAACCCTCACGGGCTGTTCATCGTCCTCAGAGATGACCGTAACTTTCTGGAACTCCGGTGAGTCATAGGCCTCCTCCGTAGAGAAGGCCCAGTGAAGCATCGGAAAGTAAGGTTCCAGACGGTCATGCCACCGGCTGAATTCGTATTTGCGGTTTCCCGTAACACGCTCAGCCGTAGCTCCAGGGCCGTGGCGAGGTATCATACTACTGAGCTCATTTAATTCTGAGCCAGCAAGTACAACACCCCACATAAGGCTACTAACCTGACGAAAATAGTCAAGGTCAGCCTGAAGTATGGGCTCTGCGAGACTCTGCTCACACGAGACAAACTCCTGTAGCGCCGACCGCACTCTAGTTGGAGTGCAATCAAGGCGGAGCTTCTTGAAGGTGTACGCCATTTGGCGCAGCCCCTCAATAGCTGCAACAGATGGTTCATCCAGTATCCTCCCTGTACCAGAGTCGAACACTAGCTCGAAGAAACCTTGCAGAAATGCAGGGGTCTTCGACCGTCTCGTGGGCTTTTTGAAGGCCCTAAAGGCGGCTGGAGCTACAACACCCTGGTCGAGAGCCCTTTCGAGCTCTTGGCCGAGGTTGGGGAGTGTGATAGTAAGAAAATTCACACCCTCGTGCTCGACGCGCGACTTCAAAGTCTTGATGTCGCGTTCATGTGGTTGTGCAGCACACTTAGCCATTGCATCTTGATAGACACATATGGCCAACACAGTGAGTGCTCTTACGTGGCTTTTCATCTTTCCCTCCAACTGGTGGGTAGAGATCCAGCCACGGCCGTCACCACCACCCAAAAGAATAAGGGTGGTGCCCCAGCGTCTAAACAACTGGGGCAAACGGTCACTGTCGTTCCACTAGGGGACTAATGTCCCTTTGTGGGGTCATCAGCTCCTCTCGTCTCGAACCACGCCTTGACGCCTTGCAGCGCCATGGTTAGGATCGCGAACAAGAGTTGCCACAAAGACTTCTGGGATTCATTCATGAATCTCACCTCCTTTCAGTAGGTGACAGTATTGCACTGTATTTAGTGCTCGCTGCCGAGGATCTTAGTGACATTGGCTGTTGACAACCAGGTTTTGAAACCCTGGAGGGCGTCGTCTATGTTGTCGTCGGTAAAGCCATATTCTGGCTCGTCGATAACGACATAGATGCCAACCGTCTTGTACTCGTTGACCGAAGTCAGCGGGTCGGCCGCAATGACACGTTTGTCAATGCGAGCCATTCTACGAGTCCTTCCTTTGGACTCCTGGTGAGAGATTGTAAGTTTCAGTCCCTCATCAGCGGTAGAATAGACGGATTTTGATACGTCCGTAGAAATACGGGCGCACGTATTGGCGACGCCATCGATAGTGATAGTTTGGGGATCGGTGAAAGCCATGGTAGTTCTCCTGTGTTAATGAATAGCATGGGAGTCGCCATCTTCACACGGTTTGCTAGGCCGGCAAGTCAAATAGGCAACTCGGGATAATGGACCTCAAAAGCTACGGGTTCTACTGATTCCCAAAGCTCCGAGGATACTCCATTGACGGGCACTAAAATCAGCACCCGTCAGACCGAAACCGAATGGCGAAGCCGCGATACGTGATTTGCTCATTAAAACGGCAGACCACATACCTGTCGCGGGAGCAGTCTTGTAATTGGAATATCCAGTTACATCGACACTATGTCGATAACTGCCCATGATATACGCATACTTCGCGCAAAGGTTGTCGAACATCATGCTCGACACGTTGGCCATTACATCACCAACGTTAGAGCACCAGTCCAACAACCAGGACCAAGGAGTTAATTCCCAAATGAGAGAAGGGCTAGGCTGAGCACCATATATCTGTGCCAAAGCCTGTGCATTCCATCCCAGACTATCCGGTTTCCCGGGTATCCAGTAACGGAACGCGCCCTCAAACCACGAAATGAACTGAGTTTTTCTAGTCCACTCGTGGTACCCATATGGGGTCGCGTAGAGCGACGTCGGCAAAGACGGGTACATTGGTGAATTAACTGTACCCGACGCAACCGCGCCGTCCACTTGAACGGTGCCGCCCCTCCTTATCCATCTCCCATTGTCGCGTCGAAGCTGTTTAAGCTTCTTATCGATATCTACGGTTGTTTTATAAAACTTCCGCAGATCGGAGAGGAAAGGAGACCACCCGAATTGGGTGTTCAGCCAATGATTGGCAACGGACTTGGGACCAAAATTGGTCTTAGATCCGCCCATAGCTCTCCACACGTCGTGGAAGCCCTTGGCTGTGGTCTTGAGCATGCGAGGAATATCCTTAAATTCACCAAGGAATACTCCAAGCTCTGCTCCGGACCGGGTAGGTCGGAATTTATTCCAACCAGTGGCACCGTAGGATGAGGGATCGCCAGGATCCGCTGTCTCAAAAGCGGACAGTGAACCCCACGACAATTTGCTGGAAGGCATACAGACGATGGGCAGATGCCCACCGACGTACCGTGTCGTGCTATAGCACGTATCGGTAAATGCCTTAACTGTATACTGATCAGTCCAGTAGGTCCAATTAGAAAAAGGACCGCCTGTTCTGAAAGGAGGACCGGGATGTAATTCGTCCACGGTCTTCTCATCAGACAGTTTAACGGTAGTGGTCAGACTCGACTTCTTTATCGTCGGGTTAGTCCACGGGCCGTTACCATAAGGGGACACAAGATCATAATATTGTGTTCCGCAAATGATGTCGCAGGGACCAAAAGTGGTTCCTCTAGTACGTAAGCGTCCCATCCTCTCACTCCTTCCATTCGGTCAAGATGTAGCATGCAAGGCACGCCACAGTGGGGCCCCAGGGATGGG